AGATGCTATCAAAGGCGCACTAAACGGAATCGCACAACTCGTGGGTGAGAATACGCTACTCGGTAAAGGCATAGCGTTAGCACAGGTAGCCATTGACACCTATACGGGAGCTACAAAGGCTCTTGCACAAGGTGGTGTATTTGGTTACATAGGAGCCGCAGGAATTGTTGCAACAGGTATTGCAAACGCACGAAAGATAACCGCTACGCAAGTGCCTACTGAATCGGGTGGCGGTGGTAGCAGCCCTGCCATAACAAACACGCTCTCGCAGCCCTCAACCCCTGCGCAGTTTAACATCGTAGGACAGTCCAACCTCAACCAACTTGCACAGAGTATTGGCGGTCAGTTCAACCAACCCATCCGTGCTTATGTCGTAGGGCAGGATGTAACGACCTCACAACAACTACAACGCCAAAGAGTAAGAACCGCAACATTCGGATGATGAAACTAATTGAACTTATACTTGATGAATCAATGCTGCTAACTGGCATTGATGCAATCTCCCTTGTAGAATACCCTGCTATTGAGGAGGACTTCATTGCGCTCAACTCACAACGGGTTGAGTTCGCTACGCAGAGCGATGAGAAGCGCATCCTTATGGGAGCAGCACTCGTACCCAACAAGCCCATCTACCGAGCAGAGGGGCAAGAGGAGTTCTACGTTTACTTTAGTGAAGCAACGATCAGAAAAGCAAGCGAGATGTTCTTTCAAAAGAGCAAGCAGAACAATGCTACGCTTGAACACGAGGTAGGCATCAACGGCCTTACGGTTGTAGAGTCATGGATAATAGAAGATGAGGTACACGACAAGAGCAAGAAGTACGGCTTTGATTTGCCTGTTGGAACGTGGATGGTATCTATGAAAGTCAACAACCCAGAGATTTGGACAAACTTTGTCAAGACTGGGAAGGTCAAAGGATTCTCTATTGAGGGGTACTTCGTTGACAAGCTAAATCTTGCCAAGCAAGAGATGGCACAGATAGAGGAGCAAGAGGCAGCGTTGATGCTTGCCCAAATTGTTGCTAAAAAGGGATGGCCGTAAGAAGTCGGGAACACGCACCGAGATGGAGTCGTTTGCTGATTACCCCGATGCGGCAAAGAACAACGCCAAGCGTGGCATTGAACTAAACGAGAAGAACGGCAACAAGTGTGCTACTCCTGTCGGTAAAGTAAGAGCGCAGCAGTTAGCACAAGGCAAGCCTGTGAGCGTGGAGACCATCACACGGATGTACTCATACCTATCAAGAGCCGAAGAATACTACGATGAAAGCAATAGCGAAGCCTGCGGAACAATATCGTTCCTGCTATGGGGAGGTCTTGCAGGTAAGCGTTGGGCAGAGTCTAAACTCAAGGAACTCGGCAAGATTGATCTTGCGGCAGGCGTACCTCACTACACCGCAGACGGCAAACTCTACACAGGACTAACTCACAAAGATGTTGACGGCAGGCTGATGACTGGCGCAGAACATACAGAGGATAGCGAATACCTATACCATAAAGAAGACCTAAAGAATGTATAGACCCATGAAACTTCCCGTTGCATCACCGAGAGGTGGCAATCGTGGATGCTTATGCAAAGACAACACCTACAAGTCCACCTGCTGCGATGGCTCATTGCAAGCGCAAGGCATTGGCTCGTTAGTAGGTCAAGGCATAAGCGTTAAGATAAGAGGCGAGGAGTGGCAGACCATCAACACACGATGGGAGGCCACCAACACGCTATGGCAAGACCTCTAAAAATGTTACAAATAATCAAAACCCCTTTAATTAGTTAGATATGAAAGCGAATAATATACTTAACCGCATCCTTGCTGAACTGTCCTCCATCCGCGAGGTTAAGTTCGAGCAAATGACACTTGAGAACGGAGCCGTTCTTGAGGCAGAATCATTTGAAGCAGGTAACGAAGTGTTTGTCATTAGTGGCGAAGACCGAGTTGCTGCTCCAGTTGGCGAACATCTACGTGCTGACGGCCGTATTTTGGTCATCACAGAAGAAGGCGTAATCGCTGAAATTAAAGAAGCCACCGCTGAAGCAGAGGTAGAAGTTGAGGTTGAGGCCGAAGCAGCTACCGAACTTGCTGATATGCCAATGGCAGAAGAAGCCCCTGCGGTTGTTGCAATCATCGAGAGAGTTCTTGAGGAGATTGCAATGATGCGCGAGGAGATGAAAGGAATGCGTGAGGAGATGGGCGGTTACGCCAAGAAGGAGGAGATGGCTGCGGTTAAAGCAGAACTATCTGCCGCACCTGCTGCGAAAGCCATCAAGCACAACCCCGAAACAAAGCAAGTCCAAAAGATGAGTACCAATCGCCCACAAAAAACGATTGACCGAGTCCTTGCACGAATCAACAAATAATAAATATAAAAAATGGCTACGACCACTTCAATCACCACAAACTATGCAGGCATTTTTGCGCAGAAGTATATCTCTGCTGCACTTCTTTCTGCTAACACGCTTGACAAAGGACTCATTGAGATTCTTCCAAACGTAAACTACCGCACCACCCTTCAGAAGGTGAACACCAATGACATCGTAAAAGATGGCACTTGTGATTTTGATGCAACTTCTACCTTGACTTTGACCGACCGCATTCTTGAGGTTGAGGCATTCCAAGTGAACTTGCAGCTTTGCAAGAAAGACTACTACGATTCTTGGATTGGTGGTCAGATGGGCTTCTCTGCTTACGATAGCATCCCCGCTTCTTTTGCTGACTTCTTGATTGCACACGTTGCTTCAAAGACTGCACAGAAGATTGAGCAGAACATTTGGAACGGAAACGCTGCAAGTGCAGGTGAGTTCTCTGGATTCCTTTCATTGATGACTGCTGACTCTGACGTTATTGACGTAACCGCTACAACCGTGACTGCTGCAAACGTAATCACCGAGCTTGGTAAAGTTGCTGATGCTATCCCTTCTGCCCTTTACGGCAAGGAGGACTTGACCATCTACGTTCCACAGAATGTTGCAAAGGCTTATGTCCGTGCTCTTGGTGGGTTCGGAACTTCAGGTCTTGGAGCGAATGGTGTTGACAACAAAGGCACAATGTGGTACGGCAACGGAGACTTGTTCTTTGATGGCATCCGCGTTGCTATGGCAAACGGTCTTCCTTCAAACAAGATGGTTGCTGCTGAATCTTCAAACCTATTCTTCGGCTGCGGTTTGGCTGATGAAAGAAACGAAGTGCGTGTCCTTGACATGTCCGACCTTGACGGAAGCTTAAATGTCCGCGTGATCCTTCGCTTCTTCGCAGGAGTTCAGTACGGAATCGGTTCTGACGTAGTCCTTTACTCTTAATCCGAGTTAATGTAAATCAAGAGGGGGCTTGGGCTATGTCCTCGCCCTCTTTTTTAATTCTAATAAAACAAAGAAACAATGGCTTGTGATTTAACAAAAGGCAGGGCGGTACCCTGTAAAGACGTAGTAGGTGGCATTTATGCCGTGTACTTTGTAGACTTCGGTGACTTGGGTACGGTAACCCTCACCAACGATGAGATTACCAATATCAGCGGAACTTTCTCTGCTTACCAATATCTTGTAAAAGGCAATAGCTCTTTTGAGCAAACCTTTAACTCAAGCCGTGAGAATGGTACTACCTTCTTCACGCAAACTTTGAATTTGACGTTGACCAAACTGACAAAGGAGGACAACAAAGAATTGAAGTTGCTTGCTTATGGAAGGCCTTATGTTGTGGTACAAGACTACAACGGCAACGCCTTTATGATGGGTCTGAACTACGGAGCCGAAGTAACGGGTGGAACGATTGTAACTGGTGCTGCTATGGGTGACCTATCGGGCTACACTTTGACAATGGAGGGACAGGAGCAACTTCCTGCTAACTTCATCGCAGGTGCTACCGTTGCCAATCCATTCGCAGGACTTGCAGGTGCAGTTGAAACGATTGTAGTGGGTTCTAACTCGTAACCTACCGCAAGGCAGAATAGTTAAAGGGGCGTAAGCCCCTTTTCTATTTTCAAACAAATCCAAAGTAAAAGGTTATTTATTTAAGATGCATATCCTTCAAGTATCAGCCTCGCCACAAGCAATAGTAATCATTCCACGCACGTTCCCTGCGAGCGTTACGATTGCGCTGATTGATGAATCAACAAACACCACCGCAACACCTGCGGTTACTGCTGCCTCTGCTAATGGTTTTATGACCCTTACAGGCACGTTTAGCCTTGTCAACAATAGATTCTATGGCTTAAAGGTATTCGCATCGGGAAATCTAATATATCGGGATAGGGTATTCGTAACTTCGCAAACAGACTACGAGAAATTTACGGTGAACCAAAACGTCTACACCGAAGAAACAAGCTATGACAATGAGTACATCATCATCTAAAGTCCACGTTGTGAACTT